CGGCACGGTCGACACCGCCGGCGCCGCCGACGTCAGCAATCTATCCACCGTCGCCTACACCAAGTGAAAGGGCCTTTGAAATGGCTGTGATCAAGAGACAGGGGAGGCGTCCGGGCCTCAGCGCGGGCAAGGCGAAGGTCGACATGACCAAGGTGAGCTACACCGTGGTCAAGGAGATCTCCAACGGCATGAAGATCGCCGGCGCGCGGCGCCAGAAGGGCGACGTCTTCCTGGCGATTCCGCGCCACGTGCATTTCCTGCTGCTCGAAGGCGTGATCGCGCCGACGCCGCCGGCTTCGAGCGCGGCGGCCGCGCCGGCCGCGCCGACCACGGCGGCCGCACCGGCCACGGCGCCTGCGGCGGCTTCGGCGAGCGCGCCCTCCTCGAGTTCGTCGACGGCCTCGGGGGGCTGAGATGCGCACCGGGATCGATCGCAACACGGGCGCGGTGTTGACCGGCTGGGACCATTGCGCCCAGTCGATCCTCGACATCGTCTCGACGGCGATCGGCTCCCGCGTGATCGCGCGGCCCTACGGCTCCAACGGCCCGAACCTCGTCGACCGGCCGCAGAGCCCGCCCTCGGTCGTCGCGCATTGGTCGGCGATCGCCGAGGCGCTGCGGCAATGGGAGCCGGGCTTCCGGCTGCGCCAGGTGAGCGCGACCCGGCTCGGCCCGGACGGCGTCGCCGCCTTCGCCCTCGCCGGCGACTATTACCCCAACGGCTATCTCGGCGATTATTCCGTCGTCATCCCGATGCAGACGGTCGCCGTGCCCGTTCCGGCGATCTTCTCATGAGCACTTTCGCCACGATCGACCTCTCCGCCCTGCCGCAGCCCGCGGCGGTGCAGACATGGACCTTCGCGGGGATCGTGCAGGCGCGCCTCGCCGACTTCACCTCGCGCATGAACGCGGCGGGGATCGCTTACGACACCAGCGCGCTCGAAAGCGAGCCCGCGGTGATGCTGCAGGAGACCGGCGCCTATCGCGAGGGCCTGGTCTACCAGCGCGTCAACGAGGCGGTCCTGGCGACGTCGCTCGCCTGGTCGCAAGGGACGGACCTCGACGTCGTCGCGGCGACGTTCCAGACGATCCGCGCCCCCGGCGAACTCGACCCTTCGTTGCGTCGGCGCGCCCAGCTCGCCTGGGAAGCCTTGAGCCAGGGCGGCTCCTATGGCGGCTATCGCTACAAGGCGCTCTCGGCCGCCCCGGTCGACCTCGCCGACGTCGCGGTCTACGGCGGCGAAGTCGCCGGCGTCGCGCCGGGCCAAGTGATGATCGTCTGCCTCGGCGTCGCCGCCAACGGCGTTCCGGCGCCGGCCTCGCTCGCCGCGGTGCGCGCCCGCTTCCCGCGCGCCAACCGCAAGGTCAACGATCAGGTCGTGGTGCGCGCGGTCAATCCGGCGCTCTATTCGGTCGACGCGACCATCATCCTCAATCCCGGCCCGGACGCCGCGACCGTGGTCGCCGCGCAGACGAGCGCGCTCAACGCCTTCGCGGCGGCGCGGCGCGCGATCGGCGCGTCCGTCACGCCGGGCAATATCGAGTCGGTGCTCGGCTATTCCGCGCCGGCCCTGGTCTACGACGTCGTGGTGCGCTCGCCCGCCGCGACGGTCGGCGGCGATCCCTTCTCGGCGCCGATCCTCTCCGGGGCGCGCGTCGTCTGGCAGGCGCGCTCATGAGCGCGATCGACCTCCTTCCCCCCAACGCGACGCCGTTCGAGCGCGCGCAGAGCGCCGAGGACAATCGCGTCCTCGCGGCGAACGCGAACGCGATCCGCGCCGAGCGCCAGCCGGCGACCTGCGACGAGGCCTTCATCGCGCCGCTCGCATGGGAGCGCTCGATCCACTTCTGGGCGCCGGGCGACGACGCGGGGAACCGCGCCCGCATCGCCTCGTCCTTCGCCGACCACGGCTCCTACGGCTCGCCGCCGGCGCTGGAGCAAGAGATCGCGCTCGACACCGGCCTCGATATCGCGGTGCGCGAGTTCTGGGAGATCGCCGGGCTGGTCTGGCCTGACTTCGTCGTCGACTGCCTGATCAACATCGGCGACCCCGCCCCCAGCCTCGCCGCCGTCACGGCCTCCGCGAACACGCGCAAGAACGTTCGCGACGTGCTGGCGCGGGTGCGCTTCGTCGCCGCCCAGCCGGCGGCGGCGTTGAGCGTCGCCGCCGCCACCTGCGTCAACCCGCGGGTGAAGATCCTGCCGCTCAACGCCGCGCCGCCGCCGCCGCAGATCTACGTCGGCGCTTCGACGCGCGCGCTGCCCCACGTCACCATTTTGCCTCTGAGGGCCGCATGACCACGCAAATCTACGCCACCCAGGTCACCGCCTATTACCTCGCCGCCCTCGCGTCGTATGAGGCGGGCGGCGCGGCGCTCAACATCGCCGGCGGCACACTCCTCGTCGGCGACGGCAACGGCTCGGTTCCCTCGATTTCTGCGCTGATCGCCGCCAACGGCGTCACCCACCAGGTGTGGAGCGGGCAGACCATCAATTCCGTCTCCGTCGACCCGTCGAACCCGAACCAGCTCGATATCGCCTGCGAAATCCCGGCGGCGATCGGCGGCGCCGAGATCGGCCCATTCAACGTCACCGAATTCGCCATCCTCGACGTGACCGGCGCGTGCTGTGTGGTCGGCACGACGAACCTGCAGAAGACGACGTCGGGAGAGGGACAGACCTCGGACCTCGCCTGGATCGCGGCGATCGTCTGCTCCGTCGCGGGCTCGGTCACCGTGACGCCGCCAAGCGCCGGCTATGCGACGATGGCCCAGGTCATCGCCGGCTACGACGCCAACCTTCCCGGCGTCGCGGCGCCGATCACCAAGACCGATACGGTCAACTCGGCGGGCTGGACGAACCGCGTCATCGGCATCGCCAGCGCCTCGCAACCGGCCGACCCGGTGACGCCGACTTGGAGCGCGGCGGCTCTCGGAGCGGGGCGCCCCGCTTCGGCGGCCGAATACGCCGTCGGCGCGCCGACTTCCGGCGGCTTCGCCTGGCCGTGGCCGACGCTGCAACAGGTCGCGGCCGAATTCGCCTCGGTGATGAGCGCGATCGCCGCGCTCGGGACCTCGCTCTCCGGCTATCTCCTCAAGTCGGGCGGCACGATGACGGGGCCGCTCGCGCTCGCCGCCGACCCGGTGAGCGCGATGCAGGCGGCGACGAAGGAATACGTCGACAACGCCGTCGCCGCGGCCGAGGCGGCCAATCCGTTCACCACGACGGGCGTCGGGGCGATCGTCGAGATGACCGCCGCGCCGACGTCGCAAACCGCGATGTTCGACAATTCGCTGATCGGCGTGACGTCGGCGATCGGCATCGTCCCCAACGCCGGCCTCTCGATGACCGCGGGCGGCATCGGCTGGAGCGGCTGGGACGCGCGCTGGATGACCTCGGCGCCGCCGGGCGAATGGCAGCTGCAGGCGCTGGCGCCGTTCGCCGCCAACGTCCTCGGCCGCTGGATTCGCATCTCGTGAGCGCGTCATGACCAACGTCCTCGCGCTGCCGCAGATCTCGGGGTCGCTGACGATCGCGACCAACGGCGATCTGCGCGCGGCGGTGACCTTCACCCAGGCGGGGTCGAGCGCGCCGCTGGACCTGACCGGCATCGCGTTTCACATGCAGGTGCGGCCGGCGGCGGGAAGCCCTGAGATCGCGCTCGACCTCTCGACCGCCAACGGGCTGCTCGTCAACAGCGGGACGAACGGACTGCTGTCGTGGCTCGTTCCGGCGGCGCAGCTGGCGCAGCTCGCGCCAGGTTCCTATGTCGCCGATCTGATCGCCAGCGGCGACGGGGCGACGGTCAATCTCTGCCAGAACGGGCCGCTCGCGGTCACCGTGAACGCGGGGGTGACATGCTGACGATCGCGCCCGCGCCCTCGCCGCTGAACCTCGCCGCCGCTCTCGCCGGCCTGGCGATCGCGGCCGCTTCGCCTTCGCCGCTGCAGGCCGAGGGCGCGGCCGGCGTCGCCAGCGTCGCGGCCGGGACGGGCGTCGCCAGCGTCGCGGCGAGCGCGGCCGGCGTTGCGGTCTCGGCGCTTTCCGACGCCGCCGCGCTGGCGCTGACGCTGCAGGCAGTCTCCCTCGCGCCGATCGCCGGGGCGGTCGCGATCGACGTCGCCAAGGGCAACACGTTCGTCGTCGCGATGAACGCTTCCGCCGCGATCTCGTTTCTCAATTGGCCGCCGGCGGGGCGCTCGCAGCGCGTCGCGGTCTATTTCGTCCAGGACGCAATCGGCGGCCGCGTCGCGTCCTGGCCGGCGGTCAAGTGGCCGGACGGCCAGGCGCCGGCGCTTTCGATCGAGCCCGGCGCGATCGATTGCGTCGTGTTCGACTCGTTCGACGGCGGCGCGAACGTGTTCGGCAACCTCGTCGGCGAAGGCTACGTTTAAAGGAGCTTTTCAATGTCCCTTCAATTCTCGACCGCGGTGCGTAACGCCCGGCTCGCCGCGATCGCGGCGACGATCGGCGCGTCCCCGAAGCTGATGCTCTACACCGGCTCGCCGCCGGCGAACTGCGCCGCGGCCGCCACCGGCACGCTGCTCGCCACCGAGACGCTGCCGGCGACCTGGATGAACGCCGCCTCCGGCGGCTCGGCGACCCAGGCGAACGGGCCGTGGACCGGCGTCGATTCCGTCGCGGGGCAGGCCGGCTATTTCCGCATCATGGATAGCGGCCAAACGACCTGCCACATCCAGGGCACCGTCGGCCAGGGCTCCGGCGATCTCAGCTTCGACAACGACA